CCCCACTCAATCAGCTAAGATTGAGGCCACCAGAATTTCCCAATTCTGGTGAGAACCCCGGGCGAAACGCCCGGGGTCCTCGGCTCCGAACCATCCCCAATAAGGGATGAATCCAGTTCGAAGCCTCCGAGGTAATACCTCACCCTGGTACGGTCGGCGATTGATTAGATCACTGACTTCCCGTGTTTCCGGTTTCTCAGGCCGGTCACTGGTTAAAAAGGTACTAGTCGGGTTGTGCGCGTATCCTCCCAGGAACGCTATCTCCCAGCCATAAGGGTTGAACCCCTTATACTTAAGTTTTAGCGCTCCTGCGAGATCCTTCGGTACACGTTCAGCAGTTGAAACTGGTACAAGTTTCTTGTACTTCGTCCAATTATTCTGGCCGTATATCTGGGGTGCTAAAGAAACAGGTACTTTGAAACCACAATCGTCTGCTTCGGAGAATGGTACCGGTAAGAACCGGGCCATCTTCTTGAGACAGAACAATGTGTTAACAAGAGGTATCCTATTTTCAGCACTCCACCGACTAAGTCGGTTGAAGGAGGAATACACGTCTTGAGGAGTCTCTAACGATTCGAGATAAACTGGTCGGATATTTCTACCCTTCCAGTAATCGAATCCGCAAGACTCGCGAAAAGAGCCGTTATTGAACGACTTGCTACCGTTCACGGTGAAACCGAGTCGCATGAGCAATTCCTTAGTGGTTTCAAAGCAGTCTTTACGGACTACTATGTCATCACCAAAGACTGCCATGTTTCGGTCAGCACTCCAGAAGCTAGGGTTGAGACCCTTGCTAAGGTAGACAGCTCGAATCGCACACGCGAAGATGATAGTTTCCAATGGGAATGTAAAACCATTTCCCATCGTACTTACCATCCTCAGTTCTTTTTCAGATCCGTTCGGGAACCGGACCGTCTGTGACCGTGCAATCTTTAACCACTTGTTAAAGGTGGGTGGAATCGCCCAATCACACAAAGAAACTGATATGCTATCACTAGCAGAACTTAGGTCTAAGGTTCCAAAGGAACCGTCGATACTGCCCTGTTTAGTGAGTTGCCGATTCACATCTGGCTGTGTATCTAGGGAAATCCCTAGGCGAGCCAAGCGTTCCTCAAGCCACGTACCAAGAGCCTTCTGCAATAACATGTTGAGCAGAGGTTCGGTACAGCACGTTCGCGATATCTCTTTGTTTTTCTTCACCGTAAAGAGCGTATTACCGCTCACCTTGACAGGTCGAAACGACTTACTCCACGCCCTAAGGGCTTGAGTCCAGGTGTCCGATTCTGCCACGGCCGCCCTAAAAAGGGCGAGGACGTAAGGCTCGGTGTAACTATGGTTTGAATCAAAGAGCTTCGAATAGAAGTTTCTCGAATTCGCTCCACGGCTCGCACCAGGCCCGGCTGCAAAGTGATCCCGTAAATATGAGAGATCAAAATTGCGCCCGTCTATCTCAAAATCCATAACCTTCCACATCTCATCCTTAAAAAGATGAAGCATGTAAGTCATAGATTCGCTATCCCCGTTAAAGGGGGGACGAAAGTGCAGACTGCGATTCAAACTCTCAAATTTTTTGAGAGTCTTAACCACAGCCGTCTCACTTTGTCCGTCCGGCGCCAACTTTTTATACAGCGCTAAGACTTGCGAAACAGCCGCTACTTCATCCGAGGTCCACCCTTCAGCGTCCGCTTGCGCGTAACTGAAAGATTGCTCTGCGAATGTTGCAGGGAGTCTTCGAGACATGTCTTGTATAAGACAAGATTTAACCATCGCGTAATCACGCATAGGAAAATGCCTCTTGGTGAAGTGATCAACTGAAAAGAGAACCCATCCGCTTCGTCATGCGGACCCCTTTTGGGGGATTCGACAAAGAACCTTATAAAGGGTTCAGTGTCACGGAAAGTGCCAATTAGAGCACCCCCTGAATGACGGTATCTCCAACTCCAGCTGAGGCCTGCGCGATGCCACCGAAGTGCATCGACAAAGCGGCCCTGACCGACAGAGGGTCGGCCAAATCAGCGCCTGCCGGGACTTCCATCACAGTTGTGATGACAAGATTTTGAACCGGCTGCCCCGCAAGCGGGAGAACACCCTTCCGAGTGATGTACTTGTAGGTATTCCGCGGTACCTGGGCGATAAGCCCAGTAACCGGGTTCGGTTTCCCGAGCCCTTGGAATGCCTTCGGTCGAAACATCGAAGTGGTGAACGGCGACGACACAGAACTGGCAGTTACGCCAGTCTGCGTTCCACCAAGAGCGGTGACGGCGTACTGACGTGCGTTCGCATCTGGACTCGTGTCCAGGGCGATCGTATAGGTCGGCGAAGTCAATCCGGTCTGTGCGGCCCCTGTTACCGGGGTGGTCAAACTAAAAGCCATTTATGGCTCCTTTAAGGTCAAGTCCCGAAGGACGAAGGGTTAAAACCTCAACAGCTTTTTCTCAGAGGAGGCCCACAACGCAGCCATATTACCCCACTTTAAAGGAGATCCCGGTAGGGACCATTCTAAAGAAGGTAATTGAAGCTTTGGTGCAGAACTTCGTGAGACGTTTGTGCGAGCGAGGGTGCTCGCGCCGACACCAGGTGGTCTAGACCAAAATCGCGATGGAAGCGAAGCAGAAATCGATGGGGTATGAGTTTGAACTCGGAGGGTTTGAAGCCTCTCTGTTCTCATCGCATACGACACCGTTGACTGAGACGCACATCCAGCCGCGACTAGATCGCCCACGTTGGAAAAGTAGTCCAAAAGAAAGGACCACGGTATCAGTTCATAAATAGAGGGAATGAAATCTTCGGGTGTAAATCCGGAGAGTTCCTGTAACCGCTCTGCTGAACCGAAATCGGCTGATTTCGAAAAGTCTAGGCCAACTTTATAACGAACGGAAATCGTAGTTCGGTCAATACGAGAAGTATTGACACGAGTATAATTTCCGCAGAAGTCAATGATGCTGGTATCCAAACTTTTCGAGTCCTCACCATAGCCGACTACCACAGAACGACGTGAGTCGTACTGCGCGCGAGCTATAGTCTCCGCGATGGCCTTTACGTCGCTCAGTAAAGGCTTAATCCCGAATGCAACCTCGAGCCAACTCTCACCTGCAGCCTTGACAACGGTTTGTTGTTTCGGACGCAGAAGAGGACCTTTCGATCGACCAACAGAACGTTTCTGTACGTTCTTAAAATGTTGATCAACAAGCTTCCGTATCCCCGCAAAGGGATGCTTCAGCTGTTTCAGGGTCTCCCCCAGCTCCCCAAGGAATTGAATTCCTTGAGAATGCGACTGCTGTTGTTTCACAGCCGCAAAAGCGCGGGATAAAGCTCGATTGTCAGCGGAGTCCAAGCTAGTACCGGAGATATGGTCAGGAACCTCATTCGAAATTTCGAGAGTTCCTGTCACATTTTCGATATAATAGTCTGGATCTTGAAGAGGAACGGGGTCATATCCGCAAGCGAATATAATCCGTTCATTCTTTAGTCTACGACTTCTGGTACCAGTCATCGGTGTCGTGGCATCACCACCATTTTTGATGGTAGTGCGCCACTTAGGATTACTTACCCCATCGCGAAGATCAGTATAACTGATCTGACCGTAACGGGGTACGTCTTGATGGTATCCGGGAGTTGAGAACAACTCCTTGACAACATCAAGCTTGCTACTAAGAGCAAGAACCGAAGACTTAGTGGTCATATAGACTCCTCTGTGTGAGACAATACACAGAAAGATAGGCCGGG